AGTGGGACACTATCAAAGCTCTACAGGTAAGAGATTACGAATGGATTGCTAACGGGAACGAAGAAACTGGATTCATCGCGCAAGAAATATATGAGCAGATTCCAAAGGTTGTTCATGTTGGTGGGGAAGAAGCTACGAAAGAACCTTGGGCGGTAGATTACGGTAGAATCACGCCGCAACTTACTAAGGCTTTGCAAGAAGCTATGGCTCGAATCGAAACGCTAGAAACAGAACTGGCAAAATTGAAAGGAGGTAGCTAATGGCTGCGACATTTACATGGGACATCCCGCAGGTGGACAGGCAAGTCTCCTCTGGGCTAATCACCAACATTCACTGGCGGCTTTCAGCCGTCGAAACGATCAGCGGCACTGAGTACAAAGCAGACTGTTACGGCTCGAAAGGCGTGTCTGGTGATCCAAGTTCATCAGACTTTATTGCCTACGATAGCGTGACCAAAGACAACGCGATTGCGTGGGTTAAAGCTGCGCTAGATGCGGATGAAGATGAAGATTCAGCCGCCGACAAAGAAGCTGGCCTGCAAGGTCAAATCAATAAAAAAGCAACCCCAGTAGACGCATCAGGAGTACCGTGGTAATGGAAACGAAGCATATTCAACTTCACGATCTAGCTAACGTATTAAACCTAATCGACGCAGCCGCAAAAAACGGCATGGTGTCGGGCGAAGCGATGACCCACATGGGTGCAATGCGTGATCGCTTCATGGCTGAACTCAAAGAGCAAGCCCCAGCACAAGACAATGTGGCTACACTCGATGAAGAGCCTATTGTTTCTGGGCAACTACAGTAGCGACGGTGGACGTAGGTTCGGTTAGCGAATCTGCTCAAGTTAGTTGGAAGCAGGTCGCAATTCAAAAGCAAGAGCGCCTGCGTACAGGTGCTGAAGGTGAGACTGTGCGAGAGATGGTCGAAACCGTTATGCCTGTGCTCTATACCAAGGAGGGCAGCAAGGTAGAAGCACAACCGCTTGCCTCCACCCAAAGAGTGAACTTATCAGTATGAGCGACAAAGGCGAACAAGCATTAAACGAAGTCAACGCCCATGAGCGAGAGTGTGCCTTGCGTTATCAGCGTATCGAAGAGCGTCTTGCAGAAGGCTCTGCCAAGTTTAAACACCTAGAACATCTTATTTACGGACTGTACGCATTGATTGCAGCGGCAGCGTTGCCTCAGTTCTTTATGGGGTAAGCCATGATTATTGAGTCTGTTGCAGCCGCTGGCATGTTGCTCCAGCAGATCAATTCGGTCATTCAGAACGTGAACGAGGGCAAGGCCAACGTCCAACAGGCGATGTCTTTGGTCTCTGACTTTGGTGAAGCTCTTAATACGTTTGAGATAGACCGTAAGGCATCGACCTTCAGTCCATTGTCGAAAAACGACATTTTGAAGCTACAGATGTTAAGGCGCTCACAAGAGCGATACCAAAAAGATCTTAGGGATTTACTACTCGTTGCAGACCCGAAGCTGTTGCAAGATTATGACGCCGCTATTATGCAGCAAGAAAGAGACAGAAAGGCTCATCAGGCTATGCTAAACAAGAAGCGCAAAGAACGTGAAAAGCTAATCCATACCGTTTCGGTTGGATTAATAACGTTTGTCGTTGGGGGCAGTTTAGCTATTGGTGTTATATTTTTAATTATTAAAGCGTTTGGGCCATGATAATGGCGTTTCTGCTAGTAGTGCTTGTTGAGGGTGAGCCGATTGCCGATCAGTTCTATTTCCGCAACATCCAGCGGTGCAATCAGTTTGCACAATGGGTCGAGTCGGGCAAGGTAGATTTGGTGAAAGATCGCAGAGTGCAGCGACAAACCAATATCAGCGCGTACTGTATACCCAAGCGCATAAACCAAAACACAAAGACATACGACTGATGGCAGCAAAGAAGTTACAAGAAGGCTCTGAATACGCCGAATACGATGCAGATGGCGATGGTATTGTTACTGATGAAGAGCTACAGACAAGCAAAGAGCTACAGGAACTACGCTTGCGCCATGAACGAGCAGACGCACAACGCGCTATGAGTTGGTTTGCGTTGTGGGGGATGCTGTTGTATCCCAGCTTGGTTGTAGCATCAGAGCTTTTTGGTCTGAATCAAGCCGCATCTATTTTGGGCGATATGGCTGCGGTCTACTTTGTGTCCGTTGCAGGTATACTGGCTGCGTTTTTTGGCGCACAAGCATGGTCAAATAGATCAAACGGTTCAAATAGATAGAGCGTTTAAACACTATGGGATTACAACGATTCAATTTTAAACCCGGTATATTTAAAGAAGGCACTGCGTATAGCAATGAAGGAAGATTTTTTGATGCAGGGTTTATTCGTTTTAGATCAGGATTTCCTGAAAAAATGGGTGGATGGGTTAAGCGATATGAAAGCTCTTTTTTAGGTGTTTGTAGAAAAATAAAGCAGTGGGTGTCGTTGACAGGCACAAAGTTTATTGGGCTTGGAACAACTAAAAAAACGTATGTTATTCAGGGAGATTCAATAGTTGATGTTACGCCACTTAGAAGCACAACTAGCGCGGGAGATGTAACGTTTGCTGCCTCAGATGGTAGCTCAACAATAACAGTAACAGATACAGATCATGGAGCAGCTTTAGGTGACTTTGTTACCTTTAGTAGTGCAGCATCACTTGGCGGGTTAATTACTGCTACTGTATTGAATCAAGAATATGAAATAGCATCTGTTACTTCGTCTAGTGTTTATACATTTGTAGCAAAAGACACTTCTGGTAGCACGGTCACAGCAAATGCATCTGACTCAGGTAATGGTGGCGGCAGCACTGTAGGCGCATATCAAATTAGCATTGGTCTTGATGTAGCGGTTGCTGGCGGCGGGTGGGGTGCTGGCACATGGGGTAATGGCGGGTGGGGTCAATCTACAGGTGATGATGTTACTAATACGTTGAGGCTTTGGACGCTTGATAACTTTGGCGAAGATTTAGTAATGAACAATCGCCTTGGTAGTATTTATCTATGGGATGCAACTAGCCCATCAGCAAGAGCAAAAGAACTTTCGACTATATCTGGTGCTGCCGATCCTCCATCTGAATGTTTGCAAATTGTTGTGTCTACGCAAGATAGGCATGTGCTTGCAATAGGTTGTAATCCATTTGGTGCATCAAACATAGATCTAATGCAGATACGTTGGTGTACTCAAGAAAATGTTTTAGATTGGAGGCCACGAACCACAAACACTGCTGGAGATTTGCGGTTATCTGTTGGCTCTACGATTGTTGGAGCATTGCGTGGTAGGCAAGAAGTGGCTGTATGGACAGATAGTGCGTTGTATAGCCTACAGTTTGTAGGAGCGCCTTTTATATTCAAGGCAAATATGATTACTGATGGTGTAAGTCTTATTAGCCCTAATGCGGCAATTGTTGCTAATAATGTTATTTACTTTATGGATAAGCATAATTTTTATGTTTATACCGGGGTAGCACAAACGCTTCCCTGCACTGTAAGAGCGTTTGTATTTGACAACCTTAATAATAAGCAAGGCCAACAAGTAACGGCATTTGCTAATACTGCATATAATGAGGTTGGTTGGTTTTATCCATCCACAGATTCGCTTACTACAGATAAGATGGTTGTTTATAACTATGTTGAACAAGCGTGGAGTATTTCAGATTTAGCTAGAGATGCATGGGATGATGCAGCGGCAGCGTCTGATTTGCCTATAGCAGTCAAGTCTACTGATTCTGTGGGGTATATATTTAACCATGAAACAGGGTTTGATGATGATGGAAGTGCTATTACAGCATTTATAGAAACCGCAGACTTTGATATAGCAGATGGAGACGCATTTGCTTTTGTTCGTAGATTGCTTCCAGATGCTGCATTTGTAGGTACTAGCACTTCACCGTCTTTAACTTACTCTTTGAAGTCTCGCAATAATACAGATGGAACTATAGCAACAGAATCAACTGTAGATGTTTCACCCACAACAGACTTTGCTATTTCAAATGTCCGTGCAAGAGCAAGACAAATGCGAATACGAGTTGAAAGCACTGATTTGGAAAATGGTTGGCGGTTGGGTGATGTTAGGCTTGATGTACGACAGGATGGACGAAGATGAGCAAAACATCTGCTGGAGCAGGATTTAGATTACCCATTGAGTTGCCTCCACAGGAATACTCAGAGCAGTATTTTCAGAGGTTGGTAAATCAATTACGGATTGTTTTGGGTCTAATCCCATCGGCAAATGACGTAGAGTCAGAGGCAAACAATCGTGCTTGGTTTTTGTCTTAATGAGTTCGATCTATCAGAACGTAGTAACAACGCTCACCGGCACCAGCATTGCTGATGTCTTTGAATGTCCACAGGGTTCTACAGCGATACTCAAGACCGTAAGTGCGTTGAATACTAATGGGTCGAATGCGGCAACGTTGACGGTTCACATATTCGATCACAGTGCAGATGCAACATTTGAGTTTGAGACAGGCTCGATAGCTGCCTCAACCCGAAAGGCATACTTGAAAGACGGAGAAGTGATTGTTTTGGAAAGCAAAGACAAGCTCCGTATGACAGCGGGAACAGCTAATTACTTTGATATATTTGTTTCTTTACTTGAGATAACATAGCGTTTAAACACCAAGAGGTTCATATGAATAGGGACTTTCAGCGACCACCACCTTTAGCGGGACAAGCAGACTTGCTCGCAAGTAAGGGCCGATTCGGTGACACCATGTTGGTGCATATGAACCCCACAGAGGTCGATGTTCTTCGGCAAATGACCCCCGGCGGTCAACTCACTATTAACCCAGATACAGGCCAGCCAGAGGCGTTTCTGCCTTTGTTGCTAGGTCTCGGTGGTGCTTTGGTTGGTGGTGCAGCTACTACTGGCATATTGGCTTCTCTCGGATCTCTTGGTCTAGGAGCAATCGGTACGGGCTTAGGAACAACAATAGAAACAGGCAGCTTGAAAGAAGGTTTAAAAGCTGGATTGATAAGTGGTTTAGTCGGCGGTGTTGCTGGCAGGTTGTTAAATCCTGCTGCTGCTGCTGGTGCGGAGTCGGTAACGGGTAGTGCTGGCGGTGCCGCTGCTTCTGGTGCAGGGTCGGAAGCTCTTAAAACTGTCACTTCAGAAATAGCTAAAGAGGGCGTTAAAAACGTTGCGGTTCCTCTGGGCACCGAAGCGTCACGGCAAGGTGCGTCTCTTTTGGCAAAAGACCAAATAGGTCAGCAGCTTGCTACTAACGTTGGTAGCACGGTTGGCGGAGTAGCTCCGCAAGCCTCAGGT